TCGGAGAAGTTCCTGCGGAAGATGTACGCCGCAATTGCCCAGGTACTGCTGGAAGCCGGTAACAGCAACGAAGACATCATCACGTTCGTCAAGGAAACAGATCACAAGTTCGCAGTGATGTTTGACGCAGAGGATGAGATCCAGCGCGTGTATGAGCAGACCGGATTGTATTTCAACGTTGATCGTAATGCCCTAGATCGGGTACAGGAGGTACGGAAATGACGGATAAGCCGAAGATGAAAACAAGGTACTACTACACGGAATACGTAAACCACATGATCAGGTTCTTCCTGACTTGCCCGGAGCAGCTTCGGCTGGATTCGGTGCGGAAACGGGCTGATGTGGACAATTGGGTTTCTGTCCAGGCCGTACTGCATCAGCTGAGCGATGAGGACCGGAAACGGATTGAAACCGTTTACAAAACCAACTGGAATCTGGTTGCCGCTGTTAACGAGTATTGCAAGCGCACCGAGGAAGATGAGCGGATGGTCTGGACTCTGCTCGTCAAGGTTTCTACTGCCATTGCAAGGCAGCGGGGACTTATCTAAATGTCAACAGAAAAACGTTCATGCGTTTAAATCGATTTAACGGGCCTTTTTAGGCCGATAAACAATTACCCCTAGGAATTCTCATCCAGACATCTGGAAAGCTTCCTAGGGGCGTTTTTGTTTAAATAAACGATATTCTGGAACGTTAGGCGATATAACAGTCAGAATCTCCACGGATTTTCCGGCGAAGGATCGGCTTCCTTGCTGGCGAACATGCGATTCAGCTTCTTTCTGGTTCCGGATACGGTTTTACACACTTTGAACTTCTCACATGTCGCGACTTTGAAGTGCGTTTCAGCATCGCTGTAAAAATGGATCCCGGTTCCATCGGCAAAGGTGTAATACATTCCGGAATCACCTTCGACTGTTCGCCATTTCCAGGTTCCGGAATCGGACGTGAGTTTACCCAAGGATTTGATACGCATCAGGTACTGCTCCTTTCAAATTCTGATTCGGGTACGGGTGCGGATTAGGTGCGGGTCTGGTGCTTTTCCATATCCTCACGGATGAGGGCTTTGACATATTTGTTAATGTTCTGCTTGGATTCCAACCAGTCAATCATATCTTGTTCATGGATTCTGCTTATCTTCAAAGCAACCTGTCTCAGGTTTTCTTTGAGATATTTTGCATCATAGGCCTTTTTGTTTTCTGTCATCACTGAACACCTCCCTTCATGATGTATTGTATCAATTACTAGCTAACATGTCAACAGGAAATTGATGATATTTTTGATTTTTTTCGGTACGGGTACGGATTGGGTGCGGATGCTATAATTTAATGGGTACGGGTACGGATGAGGTACGGATAAGGTACGGAAGAGGTACGGGTACGGATAAGGAAAAGAGGTGCGGATATGGGTACGGGTACGGGTACCGAAAAACGCAAGACCGGAAGACCGAAGGGATCCAAGAGCGGGTATACAATGAGTGAAAAAGCACTCGCGCAACGGAAAAATGCTGGACAAGATATGATTAAAAGTCGCGCCCCATATGAGGGTGAAGATATTGCCTATAATGCGCGCCAGATCGATCATGTGATAGCAATCCAGGAAATAGCATCGCATGCAGACCGGAAGGATCCCGTTTCGTTACGGTCCTGCTTTTTGAACTATCTTCGATTGTGTCAGCAGGACGGATTTAAAGTTGGGAATATGGCAGCGTATGCCGCAATGGGCGTTGACCATGTGACTGTCATAGGATGGGAGCGCGGAACTAGGCAAGAGTATAAAGACCTGGCTAAATTCGTCAAAAGTACATGCGCGTTATTCCGGGAAAATATGATAGCTGATCAAAAGATAAACCCTGTTATAGGCATTTTCTGGCAACGGAACTTTGACGGGCTGCGGAATGATACGGAACAACAACAAACACAAAACGAAATGGACTCATCCGAAACGATGACAACTGATGACTATAAGCAAAAGTACGGGAAACTGATTGAAGAATAAATAATAGTTTGGTGGTCACCGTATACGCAGCACAAAAAAAGCTGCGTTTTTTTGTTTGGCCTTGCATATCTTCGGAAAAACGGATTGCAAAAAAAGTTTTATATAACAGGGAAAAAAACTTGAAAAACTGTTGACTAGTTTACTAGTATATGATAGAATAAATTGACTGGAAAACCAGTACACTAACTTTTGAGGGGGATTGAAAAATGTATTCCAAAGAGACAATCACAAAAGCAGTTGAAAAGCTGCAAGAGAAAATTGCGTTTTATGAGTCCATGCGCGCCGAAGAGATAAAGATGTGTATATCCGACGGTAATAAGAAGATCGGAAAAACCTTGAATGTATCCCTTGCGCCGATCATAACTTGTCATAACTGCCGCGAATGCATGAGATACTGTTATGATGTGAAAGCCGTCATGGCTTACCCCTCTTGTCTTGACGCAAGGGCGCGGAATACGGCTCTTTTTATGAAGGATCGCGGCGATTTCTTCGGACGGTTGCACAAGCGTATGAGGGGGCGCAAGGCGCGAAAAGCACTACGGTTTCATGTTTCCGGTGAGATTGTAGACAATGACCACCTTGTTCGTATTATTGAGACTGCAAAAATGTTTCCTGATTGGACAATATGGACCTATACAAAAGTTTATTGGATTGTAAATGAGTATGTTAGGACTCATGGCGGCAGTATCGCCGCAGCGATCCCTTCCAACTTGCATATAATGTTTTCGGAATGGAAGGGTTTACCGATGGACAACCCGCATGGGTTCCCTGTTTTCCGGTGTGCTTTCGAGGAGTCGGACAAGGTAGGCCATCACTGCCCCGGTAACTGTGATATCTGTTTGAAGTGTAAAAGGGGCTGCGTAGTTGGCGAAAGTAGTTGGGTTGACAATCACTAATCAGAAGGGGGAATAATAATGACGTATTACGTTAAGGACTATTTTACCGATGAAACTATTGAAGTATTCGCAATGTATGAGGAAGCTGTATATCTTTCAAAACAGATTGAAGGATCTCAAGTAGTAGACGAAAATGATAATGTATATTATACGAATATTGAATTGCCATTCTAATCATATGATAATTGTATTCTATTAGGCCTTGCATCATAGCAAGGCTTTTTTCTTTATCCTTTTATATTCTTCGGTTCATATTATCCGAAGAGCTTGTTATATTTTATCTGTATTCTATCTGTATTCCCTTATAAGCTTATATTATATTAATAAATAAAATATTATAATACCATTGTCAAGTACTCATACAGATAGCATTATAAGCAGCTTATACAAGCTATATAAGCCTATACAGTAGGCTATAATATGATAATGATGCATGGTTAACAGACAAGGGTAAAAGGCAGGATAGAACTAACACGATTGTCAACCTACTCACTCGAAAAAGGTTGACAATTTACAGTGTGCTATTTACCTACCGGATTAGTAGGTTATAGTCCTGGCATGCATGTATAATTTGGTATAGCCTGTGTTTCTGTGTGTGGCCTATACTCTCAACTATTCGTTAATCAATAGTTTAGCGAATAGTTGGAATGATAAAATATGTATTGTTTGGTAGGCTATATAATACCAAATAAGATAATGCCAATACTTTTTGTGCTGTTTTATTACATGATAGGAAGCTGCAGCCCGTCTTCTGTGTGACTGAATGTGACCGGCGGGGAAAGTTAGGCATGGCTGACCGGCCGGGTTACCCGCGAGAATACCGACTAAGCTCAATAAGTCAACCTACAACTTGACAACGGAATGTTATGTAGTATAATAGTATCAGGAGGTGATGAATTAATGACTGCCCAGGAGATTATCATGGATATTATGCGGAATGAGGGGGTTACTCAGACAGAGTTAGCGAAGAAGATGGGGGTTTCAAGGCAGAATGTGTCAAATATGCTTCACGGGGATGACATGAAGGTATCGACTGTTCTGCATGTACTGAGGATATTGGGGTATTCTTTCAAAATCGAAAGGGATGACGATCAAGATGAATGAAAAAAACGTGAAACAAATCCTTGAAATGCAGGAAGAAAATTATGCATCCAGGAAAGGGACTACCTTCGGCATTTTTAGGATAGATGATGTGGAGTACAACTGGATCACCCATACACAGGAATGGACTGTTTCATGCACAAGATGCGGTCATTCGGAAATCGTTCCGCATTCTGTTGGGAGAGATTGGTTAAGAGGAAAAGGCAGATCAAGGTATAAGTGCAAGTATTGCAAACAAAACGAGAAAAAAGAAACAAAAAATGAAAAAAGGGAAGCCATCGAATCCTACCTCGATAGCTTCCTGGATACAGAAATTAACGGCTGGCTAATTTCCAAGAGAAATGGTAGCAAGTTCAATTTGTTCTGTCAAGTATGTGGAAAACAAAGATATGTCCAGAAATATGAGATAGAACAAAAAATAATAAAACCATGCAAACATCCGAGGAATTTTTCTGATCCAGCTTATATTGGAAAACGATATGGGAATCTAGTCATTACGGGACATGTGAACGGTTCTTTTACTGTTAAATGTGATTGTGGATTTGAAAAACAAATAAAAGCAACAGCTGTTGTAAATGGAAAATCAACAACGTGCGGAAGATGCGAATGTAAATATCATATGTCTGCTATGAATTACTTAGGGAAACATGGCGCAATAGTTAGACAAATCGGAGAAAATTCTGAGATTGAAGTGTATAACTGGCTTAAAAAACTTGGATATCAGGTAAAGCGCACTCCTTCATCAGGAGATTATGGTGTAGATATTATTGCGATAGGCAGAGACAATTCATACGTTGCAATACAAGTAAAAAACAATAAAACAACAGAGCAAGAAGTTGGTGTTTCAGCTGTTCAAGAAGTATACGCTGGCGGTAAATTCTATGATTGTGACAAGTTTGCTGTTGTAAGTTATACGGGATATACTGCAAACGCAAAGACAATAGCCGATAAACTTGGTGTTATGCTTCTGACAGAAAAGTGTGAACTGTATGACTTTTCAAAAAAGTTTAGTATAAACACAAAACATTTCTGGCTAGTAGATGGATCCGTTGAACCGATTATTGAGACTTTCAGAAAAAATGGATGGGGCGATAACTACGAAAGATTTGTGAATATGGATTATCAACAAGTGAAGAAATATTTTGACCATATCGCAGAAAAGAAAGAACGGGTTAAACTTTGCAAAGAAAAAGACATATCACAGCAATTTGTACATTACCGGATGAAAACAATGGGAATGACATTTGAACAAGCGATTTCAACACCTAAAGTGCAAACCGGAAGGCCAAGAAAGACAGAATAGGATTTTTATCGTGTCAAATTAATCGATGATTGTTACCGAATTGCTTCCTGTCCGGAGATAATAGCGATACGGTGCCGGGTTTCTGCCCAAAGCTTTGAAATATGGGGAAGTGTGGTATAATAGCAGTGGGTGTGGGTGTTGCTTGCTAGTTGGTCCTGGTTTCCTTGGGGGTTGCTGCTTTTTCATTGTTCTGCTTCCTTTCTGCGGGAGACGGTACATGCGGTGGATTGCCGGTGTGCCGTCTTTCTTTTTGTTTCTGCTTCCCTCCGGACCGTGCGCGAGGGCAGGAGACTGCGGTGGATCCGCTTTTTTTCTTACTGCTTTCGGCGGGTGGTAAAATGGGAGTATAGGCAAACGGAACCAGACTGCGGAGGAGGGAAACATTGATGGATGGACTGCCTGATGGAACATGCAAAGAGTGCTGGTACTTCAGCGATGAACGGACGCATATATGCTGCTGTGAAAGCAGTGACTACTTCGAGAAACGGGTATGGCCTGATATGGTCTGCCCTTCCTTCCGGGACATTATCGCCCCGGTGGATGAAGACTTTGAAGAGCGCGTGTGCGGTAAGAAGGACTACTGCGATCTGAATCTGGAAGACGGGGGAGAGCATGCCAAAGAAGGATGACTATCTGCTTATTCCGAAGCTGATGAGCCTGGGCGAACAGGGGGATCTGCAAGCTTTTGAGGGAGCGTTCGCTTTCATGAAGGAACTGGAGCGGCTGGACTCTGTGACGGTTACTGATCCGAGACAGGGCATGCCAGCGACCGTCACCTTTGACGAGGAGAACTTCCAGAGGGCGCACAGCTACACTTCGGATATGCGGATGCTGGTGAGCAGAGCGGCGAGTGATACGGGGAGCAGCCGGATGTTTGATCTGTTCCGGGACTTACTGCTCTTTGACGCTCCGTATGACTTTGACTGCTTCTGCCGGTTCCTGGAATGGGAGCGTCCCGCTGACAAGCAGTTCTATGTGCCGAGACGGAAACAGCTGTTCCGGCTGGCCCAGGCCCTGCAACGGCTTGAGGAGCGGAAGATTGATCTGCTCTGCATCAGCATGCCACCAGGGACAGGTAAGACCACTCTGGCTGAGTTCTTCCTGACATGGACCGGCGGGAAGCATCCGGATCTGCCGAACATAATCGGATCCCATAGCAATGCTTTCCTGCGGGGACTGTATGACGAGGTTCAGCGGATTGTCGGGAAGCGGTCGGAATACCTCTGGAAACAGGTCTTCCCGGATGTGCGCTTCGCCGGGAGCAACGCGAAGGATCTGATGCTCGACCTTGGGACCAGAAAGCGGTTCAGCACCTTTGAGTTCAGCAGTATCGGGAGCGGAAACGCCGGTAAGATCCGGGCGGCGAATCTGCTTTACTGCGATGACCTTGTGGACGGAATCGAGACTGCCCTCAACCGTGACCGGCTGGAAAAGATCTGGCAACAGTACTACACCGACTACCGGCAGCGGAAGATCGGTGACTGCGCTGAACTGCACATCGCCACCAGATGGTCCGTCCATGATGTCATCGGACGGCTGGAAGAGATGTACGGGGAGAATGAACGGGCTGAATTCATTGTCTGCCCTGCTCTGAATGAAGACGATGAGAGCAACTTCGACTATCCATACGGAGTCGGTTTTACCACAGAGTTCTACCGGGAACAGCGGGAAATCATGGATCAGCCGTCCTGGGAAGCCCTGTACATGAACAGGCCGATTGAGCGGGAAGGACAGCTTTACCCTCCGGAACAGCTTCAGCGGTACTTCGAACTGCCTGACGGGGATCCGGACGCGATCATCGGGGTCTGCGATACGAAGACTACCGGCAGCGACTACTGCGTGATGCCGATTGCGTTCCAGTACGGGAACAAGTTCTATATCGAGGACTGCCTGTGCGAGAATTACGCTCCGTCTATCGTGGAGACGAATCTGGTCAGTAAGATCGTGAAGTGGAACCCGCACATGATCCGGTTTGAATCGAACGTTGCCGGAGGGAAACTGGCTGCTGATGTGCAGGAAGCCGTCAAGGCAAAGGGAGCCAGGACGAAAATTGAAACCAAATGGACTCAGGCAAACAAGGAAACAAAGATTCTCGCTGAAAGCCATTGGGTGATGGAACACTGCATCTTCAAGGATGACAGCGTGATTCGCGGGGAAGAGTGGCGGGAGTACCGGAAGATGCTCCAGATGCTCTGCTCCTACTCCCTGATGGGCAAGAACAAGCATGATGACGTTCCTGACGCGATGGCGCAGCTGTCAATCTATGTGCAAAGCTTC